ATTCTGCGAAAGTTTTTTCTAGTTTCCTTGCGAACGGATAGCACTTTTCAAACGTTTCTCTATGGTGATCAGTATACGCTGTAGCGCGACCATAAGGTATGCGAGGATAACGACCATAGAACCCAGCAATACCACTCCAAATAGCAGTGGCGTAAGAAGTGTCCGATATAAAATCTTTTCTAATTGTTTTAGCATATGATTTTGCCTCTTCAAGAGGCATAGACTTCAACTTCTCCTCTAGTTTAGGGAAGAAGTTTTTATAGTCTCCAAACTCTGGTTCCACTTTGGTGCGTAACCAAACACCACCACGGATCTCATCTTTATTTATATTAGCAAATTTAACGAGTGGGTCAGAACCATCGATGCTTGGGGGTTGCCCCTCTTCGTACCAACCAAGGACACTGGACTGATATAAAGTAACCCAATCTCTTCCACCCTGAGTTTCTTCTCTTGGTCCAGCTGCTAGTCCACGGTTATTTGATTCAACAGCAGCACCATACAAACCTTCAAACGCACCATCTTGTTCTGCTTGCGTGAAAACATTTTTACGGAACTTGAAAGCAACGAGATCTTCTTCGTGAGTATCGTTTGTCAAATCATTAGAAGGCAAATAAAAATCAGCATCATCTTCTATAAGAAGATCATAAGAGTTCTCATCTGCATATGTACCAAGAACAGCATCATCTGATTCAAGAAACTGTGCGACATAAACATCTTGACCTTGATCGCCTTTGTATTTCTTCCATTGGCGACCTGCAATATTAATCAACTCCATGAAGAACACCATTCACATATATCATACTATCTACCATCGTGTATTTGTTCTTGTTAGTTACTAATGAATAACCGTTAAAATCAAGAACCTTTTCTTTTCCTTTATCTTGTATTTCTTTCTTCAACTCTACAAGAGAGTTGTACCTTTTTCTTTTTAACTTGTGCACCAATTATAACCTATTTTCTTTTTTTAGTCAAGTATTCGTTCCCGTGTGAGGCATATGGACCATTGGCATCAACATAGTGGAGGAAAGACTGATATACAAAGTCAGCAGGGTTCTCTTCTCTCCAATGCTCAACATCACAACCACGATAAATCACTGCGTCTCCTTGGTTCATCAAAACAGAACCTCCCTCCCAGAAAAACTCCCAAGGAACTTGCACATTTTTTAGGTTTATGGTAACTGAAACTTCGCAAGAAGGTCTATCGGCATGACGGTGAAGGATATTATCTTTTTTATATATCCTACAATAATCATATGTGGGTATCAATTCTATGCCAGTTATTTCAGACATCTTATCACAACAGTCTTCGAGTAAGTCCCAGTGTAACCCATACCATGCCCAAGAATTAGGAACTTGAGTATCGTCTGTCCTAGAAATCACCTTATTATCGTCCATACGAGAAGCGTGCTTCTCGGCGATTTCTTTCTCTATAAAATTCGGAAAATAAGTTGCTAATTTCATTTCTTGATCTTAGAGAAGTTTTTATCTTTGACGAATTCTATTTTAGCGTCAAACTTGCCATCTAGAATATCACCCTTATGAGAAATGATAAAGACGTTTGTATCGTCTCCAAGGGTATGTATTATCTTCATTAGGTTTTCAATACCTGCTTCGTCAAGTGAAGAGTCGAAGGTCTCGTCCAGTATCAAAAGATTTGTGCTGATCGAGTTCTTCATCTTGGCAACTTGACGCCAAGTAAAAAGAAGTGCTAAGTCTATTCTCTGTTTCTCGCCTTCAGAGAAAGAATCGTAAGAAAATGAATCACGGTGGCGAGAACGTATTGTTTCTGAAAAAGATTCGTCTAGGTCAAAGTGAACATAGAAGTCAAGAATAGACAAATACTGGTTGACCAATTTGTTGATCACTGGAAGGTATTGTTTAATGATCTTGGTTTTGATACCAGTATCTTTTAGCATCTCTGATATGACAGTATTGTATGCTGCCTGATCATTCTGTTTATTTTTCGTTTGCATCAATTCATGATATTCTTTCACCAGAACATCGTAGTCGTCGTTTGCTTTTGCAAGATCTGACTTCTCGTCACTAAGATCTTTTATGTCCCATTCAAGTTCTTCAATATCATATTTTATCCTTTCGATGTTTTCATCGTTATCAAACATCTTTCGACTAACTTCAACCAGTTCTTGTGACTTTTCTACCCAATGATCTAATTCTTTTGTTGCTTCTGCTTGTTTCTCTGTGATTTCAGTAAGAGATGATTGAAACTCTGACGCTGAGACTTTTGCTTGCTCGAGTTTACTCTTCTTGAGTTGTTCGTCGATGTCTTGCTCGCAGGTCGGGCACGTTTCGTTTTTCTCATAGAATTTGGTCTCTTTTACCAATGCTTTTATTTTAGTGAGGATTTCAGTATTAGAATTCTGTAATTCTGAAACCAAAGAGTATGCATTTTTGCGCTTTTCAGCAGTATTGTCAGAAAACTCTTGAAGATACTTTCTTTTCTCGTTATTGTCCTTTTGAAGATCGTCAATCAAATCCTGCTTCTGCTTGATCTGTTCTTCAATCTTTTTCTTTTCATCATGTTTTATTTTAGATATATCACGGATGTACTTTTTTTGTGCTTCCGTTTTGGTTTCGTTTATTTCAATGTCGTGTAACGTTTGATTTATTTTCTCTCGTAACGTAGCATTCTTTTCTTTTAGAAGAGAATTCATTTTAGAAAAAACATTAATGTCTAGCAAATCTTCGATAACTTCTCTTCGATTGAATGCAGACAATTGCATGAAGGGTATGAACGAAGAAGAACCAAGAACAACAACTTGATGAAAGGTTTTGTGGTTTAATTTAAGTATGTTCTGTTCAAGAATCTTCTGATACTCTTTGTTGTGTGAGTTTTGGTTCATAAGAACCCCGTCAACATATATCTCAAACTTTACTGGTTTTAATCCTCTGACAACTTTATATTTTTTACTCCCAATAGAAAACTCTACTTCAACTCTCATCGCTTTTTGATTAACAGAGTTGATAAGTTGTGCTTTGTTTATATTTCTATGAGACTTACCGAACAATGCATAGGAAATAGCATCCAACATCGTTGACTTACCAGAACCGTTTTGCCCTACAATAAGCGTGTGGTTGCTTGCGTTTAATTGGAGTTCGGTCCAGTTATCACCAGTAGAAAGGAAATTTTTATAACGAATTGTTTTAAACTTTATCAAAGCGGGAATCTCTCAACTAATTCTTCAAATCCGCCAATGTACTCATTGTTAACATACACTTGTGGCGTTTTAATTTTTGGTTGATATGGTTCTTTTTTACTAGAATCTTTTCTAAGATCTAGAAATTTTGCGCCATTGATACCAACACAATCCATATGCGAAATGCAACGCTGAAAATAACCATCGTATGCATATCCAAAGATAACAACTTCTGGAAACAAAGACACCTACACAACCTCCAAAGATTGTGCTTCTCTCATTAAGTCTGAAACTTCTTTTTTAATTCTTTCTTTATCTAAAAGGGTTTCAACATTGTCTATGTAAGAACCCAAAAGAACAGAAGTATCTTCTACATCAAGTCCATCATCGTTTACGTTCTCCCCTACAAATTCAGAGAAGTCCTCTTGAACTTTTAAATCATAAATTTCTTTTTGTTGTACGCGGTCTAGAAATCTATCAAATGTAAAAGTATCATTCTTATTGACGACTATAACCTTCACAAACTTCTGATCAAGATAACCGAGATCAAAAGTATTATAATCGGTTTTCTCGTCATCGTAATAGATTTTCTCATGGAGAGTCAATGGATTGCGAACAGGTATAAGTTCTCTGGTGTCAGTGTCTAGAATATGGAAGAACTTATCATCATGTGCGTCGTTCCAGAAGAACTCCATTTGAGAACCAAGGTAATGAATATTGTCTTGACTTGACTTACAATGGTAATGCCCAGATAGAACCAACTCAAACCTGCGAAGGTTATCAGCAGACATACCATGAGTACAAGGAACTCCGCGAATCATATCAAATCCGTTTAGTTCGAAGTGCCCTCCGATAACATCTGCCTTACAATTAATCAAAAAGTCGTTCACTTCTTGTTCGTTGTCTTGACAAATCCAAGGAACCAATCCAATCTTCAACCCATCATATTCCAGAACACTAGGGTCCATCACAATATTGACTTCGTTCATATAATGACCAAGCAACTCTTTGAGGGAGTTTAGATCATTTGTGTTTTTGTAGTATGTGTCATGATTACCAGGAATAATGTCCATAGTAATTCCATCAGAGCGAAGTCTTTCTAAGAAAACTTTTCGATTACTATTCAGTGCTTTAAAGTTTATAAATCTACGATGCTCATAGTAATCACCAAGATGTATAATGTGTTTGATATTATTTTTGTTCAAATAAGGGAAGAACACCTCAGTGTAGAAGCGTTCTTGATACTCAATAAAAATATCAGACGAATTACGAATACCGCAATGGGTATCGTTTAATATTGCTATGCGCATTTATTCCTCAAGAAAATCTGAAAGGTCTGAGTCTATAGAAATTGATCTTTTGTTAGAAAGAGTTTTCTTGTAATGTTTGATCTTTTCATCTTTCTCTTTAACGTCATCAATTCTTCTGCGAAGGTTATCCACAAAAGACTGAACTGCTTTTGCCACTTGAGGGTCTTCATCAGGGTCAATCATAAATTCTTCTATTGCTGATTCTGATAAGAACTTCAATCTAACATCTTGTTGTTTCTTTTCTTTCTGGATGCGTCGAAGAAACGCATACCAAGAAATCTGGGTGAAGTAACCAAATGCGTTTGGTTTTCCCTTGCGTGTTGCTGCGTCGATGTCATAGTTCTGGACTGCACGAAGACAGTTCTCAACAGCATCCATTACCATCTCTTCACGATAGGTGTAACGCACGAAGTTAGACTTGTGCGACAGACCTTCAGCGATCTTCAGGAAGCATTCAGCAACGTAACGAGGCATGACAGGTGCAGGTTTGCCTGCTGCTTCAGCATCACGAACAGTGCGAACATAGTCGACGACTGCTTGCGAGAAGTCGGCATTGTTCACATAATGTGGACGTTCATTTGGTTTCATAACAACTCCAATTCAATAAGTAAAGAACTATTATACAACAAATAGAATGAAAAGTCAATCTTCTGTAAGAAGTCCTTTCTTGGAAGGAAATGACAAAACATTGCTGGTCTTACACTCAACCTCAGACCCACCCTTTCCTAAGTGTTCTTGTATGGAGACCACAGAGTTTGAGTACTGCTCGATGACTGTGTCAGAGGGAGTATGAATAGAAATAACAGAGAAAGGGTTTATCGAAACATTCCTTTCCAAATCTTCAGTGTATTGAATATAAGGACGAAGTATGTAATAAGACTTACCGTTATCATAATCATCTTCTATATTCTCAATAGGGATCATGTCTAAAGCGAAGTTAACAATAAAACTGTCTTCAGATTGTTCAATAACACAAGCAATAACGTCTTGCCCGTTACACAACTTAAATTGTACAATATCTTCTTTTTTCATAAAACCACCTTATGTAGTTCGAAGTCAAACTTTTCTTTGGTATACATTTTGATTCTTTCCCCAGCATGCTTCAGGGTGAAGTTTTGCCTAGAATGATACTGCATATCATC